CCCCCACCGACATCGCGAAGTCGATCGCCGCCCGCTTCCGGGACAGGTCCAGTGCGTTCCACGCCGCCACCGGATCCGGGGCACCCACGAGTTCCGCCAGCGGATTGGCCTGCACCGCCGAACTCATCCGAGCCTCGGCATCCTCCAGCCGCCGCCGTGCAGGCGCCCGGGCCGCAAGCCACTCCTGCCGGTCCATCTCCCCAGCACCGAGCGCCGCCGCCAAATCATCCAGGGTGGCCCGGGCCGCCCGCATATCCTTCTGGATCGCACGCACGTCAACCGGATCCTCGCGGTGCAGCAGCAGCTCGGCCGCATCCTCCCGCTGAAGCCGCGCGAGAAAGACCAGCTGGACATAGTCGTCCAGGTCCACCAGGTTGCGCGTCACGCAGTCCTTTTCTCGGCACCGGTAGACCGCCCGCGTACGCCCCCCCTTTCCGTTGGACTTCGACGACGCCTTCAATGTGGCCCCGCACACCAGACATGCGTAGATGTTCGACCCCAAGTGCTTGCGCGTATTCGGCGCTGACGGAATCCGCGACGGATCCTCCAGTACCGCCACCATGCTCCGCCAGACCGGCTCATCCATCAGCCGCATCCAGTTCGCCCGGCCGACGATCTCTCCCCGGTGCTGCAAGAGACCAGCATTCCGCGGCCGCATAAGGATCGCCCGGAAGTTCCTATGGGTCTTCCCGTGACTCGTCTTCACGCCCGCCTCCACCGCCGCCGAGGTGATCGAGCCGATCGAGGCGCCTGCCAGCACACTGAGCCCAGCGTCCCGGACCAGCGCCGCCTCGGAGCCGTCGGCGAAGGTGGCAGCCCTGGTGCAGCGGACGCAGTGGTACACAACGGTGAGGGTGTCTTTCGCCGAACAGTTCTGGCAGGCGAGGTCACGGCTGAACTGGTCGACGGCTTCGCATGCATCGCAGTGCTGCTGCGGCGTGAACCCCTTGGGCCCGCGGCGCCCACACGGGCGGCATTCGAGGGTGCGGGGGGTGAGGCCGTCCTCCTCGTAGCCGAATGGCCGGGGCCCGCCCGCATATTCGCCGTGGGTGGCTTTCTGGTCGCGGGCCCGCCGGGAACGCTCGATCATCCGCTCAACTTCGTAGCGGGCTTGCACGCCGAGCTGTCGGGCGATCATCCGGCCGGTGGCGGTGGACAGGTCCAGGTCGCCGGCCTTGGCGGTTCGGGTGGGGATGCCAGCGGGGCCGCACACGTCGATGTACTCCTCCAGCTCGGCGGGGGAGCGGTGGAGGCGGTCGGTGTGCCAGGCGAGGACGCATTCGGCTTCGCCTTCGCGGAGGGCGGCGAGCATGTCCTTGTAGCCAGGGCGGGGCTTGCCTGTGTAGGCGGAGAGGTCGTTGTCTTCGAAGATCTTGACGATCTTGTATTCCACTTGCGGGGTGGAGAGCCGTTCCGCGAGTTCGCGGCAGTCGTCGGTCTGCCGCTCGGTGGCGAGGTGGGCGCCTTCGCGATCCTCGCTGATGCGGGCGTAGACGAAGCAGCGGATGGTCTGGCGGACGACTCGGATGGGGCTCTCGATATGGCGGGGCACGCCCCCGAGTCTGCCACTTTAGGGGTGTCTTCCGCAGCCGTTCGGGGTGCCCATACATCGCAGAAGACACCAATAAAGCCGCAGGCTGGGGGACCTGCGGCTTCAAATTGGGTGGATCTCAGGCGTGCGCGCCGGGCCAGTTCTGCACCCACGAGCCCTCGTTCACCATCCACGTGATCTGCTCAACGAACTCGTCCACGGCCTGCTGACTGAGATGCTCCTTGGAGGCGAGCCACGTGAACTCACCTTCCCGCTCGACGCCGACCACGGCGCGCCCGCCGGGGAGACTGTCTACCAGCTCCATTCTGAAGTCCACACAGGGCCCTTCCGGCTGAAGCGTTTCCTCGCCGGCAGGCTCGTCGTCACGCGGCTCGATGTTTTCCTCGTCCGCCATCGCGTTGCCTCCCCAGTACAGCCACACGGGCGCTCGCTCTAGCGTTCGAGCGCCCGTCTGGAGTGATCTGTTTGCGCCCCCCAGGCGGATCACTGACCATGCCATACGGATCAGGGTGTGACCAGAGTGAATCACCGAGTTACGGAAAGTCGTACTATTCGCCCGACCTGCCCTCAATGTCCTCGCTACGCTGCGTGCGCCTCCGGGCAAAGGTCTCCGCGATCTCGGCCAGCTGTCGACGGTCCTCGTCCGACATCTCCTCGGCGCGGGCGACGATGATGCGCGTCGTGAGGTCCTCGCTCCACAGTACGGAGGGGTTGGCCTCCGGGTCGTGGGCGAGGAACTGCCGGGAGGCCGCGATCTTCAGGATCTTGACGGGGAGTGACAGGCCGACGGCGAGAGCTTCGAGAAGTTCCGGCTTCGGCGTGTCCACGGACTTCCCGTTCTCCAGCTTGGACAGCCAGCCGAACTTGGCCTGAGTGCCGCTCGGTTCATGTACCGCCCGGACTTCCAGCTCCCGCAGGCTGATGCCCAGTTCGGCGCGCCGCTCTCGTACGAGGTCGGTGAAGTCGGTTCGCTGCGCTGGCTCGGTCATGGCGCGCATTCTGCCCTCTCTGCTCCGTTGTGACGCCTGATGTCTACGTTACGGCTATTGATCATCCAGTAAATAGCAGGTCAGGCGACGCAACCGTTCATGACCCGGCACAAAGTGTCTACGCAAGTGTGGCGCAAGCGCCATCCCCGCCGAGGGTGATGTCTCAATCTGACGCGCTGTGCGTTTACGTAGACAACACGTCTACCGGCATGTACTGTCGGTCTTGTTCACGGAAACGCACACTCTGTTTACGGAGGTAGATACGTGCGCCCCCAGCAAAACCCCATGGTGCTCGTGAGCTGTGACCTCCTGGTCATGCTCATGGAGCGCGACGGCGACGGGCAGGCGGTCAGCGTCCGCGATCTCGCCGACGCAGCCGGATGCAGCCACAGCAAGATCGGCCACCTGCGCACCGGCGAACGCGAAACCGCCACCGTGTCCGAGGCAATGGCAATTGCCAAACGGCTTGGAGTCGACCTCCTCGTCCTGTGGAAGCACTCCGGCCGCACCGTCCCCGCCCCCGCCGAACCGGCTGAGGCTCACCTGACGGCGGTGCCTGCCTGATGGCGGGCGAGTTCTCCATCGAGGAGGCCGAGCGCCGCCTCGGTCCGGCCGCTGTCGAGAAGGCACGGCAGAGCGCGGCGTCCGCCCCGCGCTGGAGCCCTGAGCAGATCGAACATCTCCGGGCCCTGTTCGCCTCGGTCCGTGTGACGCGGCCGGCGCCTCCTGCGGCTGACGCTGCCTGATCCCTCAAACGCCGAAGGGCCGCCCCCTTGCCCGGATGACGGCCCAGCGATCGGCGACCCCAACCAACCAGAGAAGGAGAGGTCAACCGTGACCACTCAGATTACCGACTCGATGTCCATGGCGGTCACCGCCCTGGACACCATGAACGACAACGCCGTCCGTGTCCGTGAGGTTGCGATGCGGCTGCTCGCGGAGCACTCCGACGGTCTGCCGAAGCTGATCGGCGTCCGCCCGTACGCCGACCCTTACGGCCCTCGGCTGGAGCTTCAGCCGCGCACGAACGCGGACGCCGCCGTGTGGGCGCAGGCCCTCGGGGTGACGCTGTCGGAGTCCTTCGCGGGCGACCGTGACGGCTGGCGGCAGCGGCACATGAGCGGCCATGTGGTCGTGGACGGGGTGCGGGTCCACGTGGGTGCCTGCGAGTGGGTGCCCTCGGCGGCTGCGGGCGCGTCGGCGGTGGCGGCATGAGTGCCCCGCTGGTGATCAACCTGCGTGACGGTTCCGTGTGGGAGCGGCGTGCGGTGACGGGCGAGGGTGTGGCCTTGTACGCGCTGGCCGGGTCGTGCAAGTGCCCGGAGTTCGTGATGGCGACGGAGTCCGAGCTGGCCGCGTTGGGGATTGCCGGGTCGGCGGATGTGCTGCCGATGCCGGTGGGTCCGAAGCCGCAGGCGGTGTCGCTGCCACTGAAGGTGGTCGCCGAGCTGAACGACCTGAGGATGCGGTTGGCTGGCATGGCGAACCCGCCACGTGAGGTCTACCTGGCGTTGTACGAGGGCGCTGAGCCGGAGTTGTTCACGACGGCTGAGGCTGCGCGCGAGTGCTGTGACGACCTCGCGAAGTCGGATGCGGGTGAGAACTACTGGGACTGGACGGTCAATGAGTCCGGGATTCATGTGCAGTTCTGGACACATGCGGACGATGACCGGCCGCTGTCGGAGACGTCGGGAACGGTGACGCCGATCGTGGTCCAGGGCGACGACGACCTGTCGGAGCCGGAGCGCCTGCGGGCCCGTGTCGCCGAGCTGGAGGCGGAGCGCCGGAAGTATGTGGGCGCGGAGCCGACGATCGCCGAGGAGATGGCCTACCTCTCCCGCTGTCTCGACTCGGTTCTCGCGTTCTGCGATGAGCAGGACAAGGCCGCCCGACTGTTCGAGCTGCCCATGCCGGAGTGGATCGTGAAGGTCCGCGAGGCGGCGGATGGCTTGGTGGAGCGGTCGTCGTATCCGCTGGCTCTGCCGTGGGCGGCGCTGATGGACGACGAGGACCGGGCCGAGTTCCTGGACGAGTTGGCCGACGCGGCGACGCCGAACGCCGACGGCGGGGTGCGGTTGGCGGAGGTTGAGCGGACGTGTGCGACGTGGCGTCTGATCACTGAGGCGCAGCACGGGCATAACACGGCGCCGGGCCCGGACGCCGCCGAGTCGTACGTGTCCCGCTCGCTCCCGCCGCGTGACGCGGTCTGTGCCCGGCCGGGCTGCGGCCACACGGGGGCGGAGCATCACCACGGGGACACGCGGTGCTGGGCTCACTTGGCGAAGGCGCACGGGGATCCGAACCGGCTGTGCGTGTGTGCGGGGTTCGTCGCGGCCCCGACGGTGGAGCGTCCGGTGAACGAGCTGACGGCCGCGTACATGCCGGTGGCCGTACTGCGTGAGGACCCGCACGACAGCCCGCTGTATCACCCGTATCGGCTGGGCCACGACCTGCCTGAGACGGGCGGCGCCCGATGACCGCGACTCCCGATCCGACGAAGCACCTCCCGGGCTACGGCCGCCGTGACGCAGCCACGGGCATGCTGCACGGTCACATCCGCTGGCCGGACGGTACGACGCCGACTCCGTTCGGTTGCCGCTGGTGCGGCGACGAGCAGGGCAGTCACGGGCGCCAGTGGATGGCGGGACGCGGCATCCACGCCTGGGAGCAGCCGACCGAGGCGCAGATCAAGGCCCGCATGCTGGCCCGCCGTAACGCCCGCACGTCGGTGTGCCGGTGCCCGCTGGACGACGAGTGGCGCCCGTTCGCCCCGGTCTTCGACCCGTACCGGTGTGAGGCGTCCGACTGCCACGGCTACCGCTCGGAGGAGGACCCGTTCGGCGGCGGCTTGTACGAGCGGTCTGTCCGTACGCGGAGTGCCGAGGTGTCCCGCGCGTGCGGCCGGTGTGACTACCGGACGTCGGTCTGGCACGTGGACGACGGATCGGCGGAGGAAGAACTCCACGGTCACGTAACCCGCGTTCACGGCGGCACCTACTCGGCTGCGGTCCCGGTCGGGGGTGCGCGATGACGCACACGCCTGTCGAGTGGGCGCAGATGGTGTCTTTGGCGGTCGCCTTGTACGCGTCGGCGTCGGTGCCGTACTTCCTCGCCGTTGACGCCGACTTGGCGGACTTCGATCCGCGTCCGGCTCTGTCCCGGGTGGTCGAGTCGGGCCGTGTGGATCTGCTGCTGATCGCGGTGGCCGACGCGAAGTACGACGCCCGTCGGGCGGTGCACGCGTCCCGTGAAGTCTGCCGGGACGTGGCCGCCCTCCTCATCCTCCTCACCACTTCCCCGAAGGGGGCGCTTCGATGAACCGACTCCGCTTGTACCTGCACCGCCTGTTCCGCCGCCCCGCCATCACCGGCCCCATGCGCCTGTACACCCGCCGGGTCCCCGACGGCATCTTCCTCGACCTGGAGGAGTACTTCGTCCACGTCGTCACCACCCTCACCGACGACCCTGAGGCGCTCGATCTGCTGATGGAGATCGCCGAGGACCGCAGCGTTTCGCGGGAGCGGGACGGGTGGGAGCCGGAGCAGTTGCTGGTGGAGAAGCTGGCGTTGGTTGTCGGCTACGAGGTTCCGGTGCGGGGCAAGGCTCTGGCCCAGCTCGCGGACCGGCTGAAGGCTGCTGCTCCGGCCCCGGCCGTGGTCATCCCCGGCCAGCGGTCCGAGGGGAGCGCGGCATGAGCAGCCTGCCCGACCTGTCCGAGGTCATCCGTCACTGCGACACCGCCTTCCTCGACGAGCACTTCGCGTGGAACGCCGACCCCGCCGCCATCGCCGACAAGCTGCGCGCCGACCTTCGCGCCGACGCGCTGACCGAGGGCGCTGAAGCGGCCGACGGAATGCCTACCGGCGACTGCTCGGATGCGTCCGACCTCGACGAGGCGTACGACTGGGGTACCCGCGCGGTGGCCGAGCGGCTCCGCGAGATGGCCGCCGAGGCGCGTACGGAGGCTGGCCGATGAGCGCCCGCGCCCGTGTGCACGCGATGTTCCGGCTCGATGAGGCGGCCACCGCCGAACTCGACCTGCGGCTCGACGCGCTCGTGGCCGCAGCGCTGCACCAGGCCGCCGACGAAATCGACCGCGCCCAGCAGCGCCTCGTCGTAAAGAAGACCGTCGTCAACATCCTCCGCCGCCGAGCGAACCAGACCGGGGAGAAAGCCACCGCTGAGACGGCGACGGCCGCGCCCGACTTCTTCAGGGCGGGCCGCACCTACGAGTACGCGCCACTCCACCTCGTCTTTCGCTGCGACGCCGTCAGCACCCATCCGGTGACCGGCGAGCCGTCGGCGGTCGGCTGGGTCCGCTACCACGGCAGCAGCTGGACATCAGGCGACTACTCACCTGCGGAGTACGCCGACGGCTGGCTCGACGTCACCGGCGAGGTGGCCGCGTGAGTGTGCGTCTCGCCGCCCACTGGACGGCCACCCTCCTCACCGCCGCGTCCGCCGCCACCCTCGCCGACATCCCCTTCACCGGCCTGTACGCGTCCGCCGCCGGGATCCTCGCCGCTGCTGCGGTCTGCGCCATCGGCTACGCCACCGCACCACACCTGGGAGCACGCACATGACGACGACTGTGCAAGCCGGGGCTCAGGCCCCGGCCGCCGGCCCGGCCCCTGCGATCGAGCCTGGCATCCACCAGATGACCAACGAGGAGTACCACGCCGATCGGAGCTCACTGTCCTCCAGCGGCGCCCGCCTCCTCCTCCCCCCGTCCTGCCCCGCCCTGTTCCGCCACGCGCAGGACACCCCACAGGAGCCCAAGAAGACGTTCGAACTCGGGACCGCCGCGCACAAGTTGGTGCTCGGCGAAGGCCCCGACCTCGTCCAGGTCGACGCCGACAAGTGGACGACGAACGCCGTCAAAGCCGAAGTCGCCGCGATCCGCGACGAAGGCGGCATCCCCCTCAAGCCAGCCGAGTACGAGCAAGTCCACGCGATGGCCGACTCGCTACGCCGACACCCCATCGCCGCAGCCCTGTTCGACCCGGCGCGCGGGAAGCCGGAGCAGTCCCTGTTCTGGCGCGACCGCCCCACCGGTGTGATGCGGCGGGCCCGCTTCGACTGGCTGCCCGATGCCCGCAGCGGCCGGCTCATCATCCCCGACTACAAGACGTGCCGGTCCGCTGAGCCCGCCGCGCTCGCGCGGGCGGTGGAGGACTTCGGCTACCACCAGCAAGACGACTGGTATCGGGCCGCCGCCCGCGCCCTCGACCTCGCCGACGAGACGGCCGCGTTCGTCTTCGTCTGCCAGGAGAAGACCCCGCCGTACATCGTGACCGTCGTCGAGATGGACGCCGAAGCCCGACGGATCGGCGCCGCCCGCAACCGGCGCGCACTCGAAGTCTTCGCCGAGTGCACCGAGTCGGGCGTGTGGCCCGGCTACAGCGACGGCGAGATCGCCTACCTCTCCCTGCCCACATGGGCCGCCATCCGTGACACCGAGGAGTACCTGTGAACTACCCCGTAGAGCGCCCGGCCCCGCCTGCCGCTCCGGCCCGCATCGGACAGGGCACGGCGGTCGAACAGTCCCGTGCCGTCGCCGAGGTCCAGGCCGCGATCGTCGTCGCCCAGCAAGTCCCGCGCGACATCAACGGCGCCATCTTCGAGATGCGGCAGTCCTGCCAGCAGATGTTCCTCGCCGAGCGGGCCTTCTTCCGCTACTCCCGGGGCTCCGGGAACATCACCGGCGCCTCCGTCCACCTCGCCCGCGAGCTGGCCCGCTGCTGGGGCAACATCCAGTACGGCCTCGTGGAGATGCGCCGCGACGACGAGTTCGGCCAGTCCGAGATGCAGGCCTTCGCCTGGGACGTCGAGAAGAACTCCCGCAACTCCAGCACGTTCATCGTCCCTCACAAGAGGGACCAGAAGGGCGGCCCGAAGCAGCTCACCGACATGCGGGACATCTACGAGAACAACGCGAACAACGGTGCCCGCCGCGTCCGTGAGGCGATCTTCGCGATCCTCCCGCCGTGGTTCGTCGAAGAGGCCAAGCAGATCTGCACGAAGACCCTCAGCGACGGCGGCGGCAAGCCGCTCCCGCAGCGCATCGCCGACGCGATCCGAGCGTTCGAGGGCATCGGCGTCACGCAGGACCGCATCGAGACGAAGTTCAGCCGGCCGTCGGGGAAGTGGACGGAGCACGACGTGGCGCAGCTGCTGGTGGCGTTCCAGTCGATTCAGCGGGGCGAGGTCACGGCGGATGAGGAGTTCCCGCTGCCGCGGGTGACGGTCGACGAGATCACGAAGCAGGCGGCAACACCGCCAGCCCCTGCGACTGAGGGCGCGTCGGAGTGGCCGTCGGCTGCGGCTCCCGGATCGGGGGCCCGCGCATGAGCATCAACCACCGCGAGGAAGCCGAGGCGCTCCTCAAGCAGGCGGCCAAGGAGTTCATCACCCCTGAAGGGGACCCTGCGCCTGCACTCGCCGCCGCGCAGGTCCACGCCACCCTCGCCCGCGACGAGGAGCAGGCCACCCGGACCGCCGACATGCGGGACGCGCTGCGGCTCCTGCGGGGCCGCGAGTACGACGTCCGCAAGCTCGTCTCCACGCACATCGCGAAGGCCCTCGCCAGCCGGGAGCCGAACCGGTGGAAGGCCGGACTCGAACTCGCCAAGGCCCTCGACATGGCCGACTGCAACATGGACGACGCCATCGACGCCCGACTCTCCGACGACGGCTGGGACCCCCGCTCCGCCTACAAGACCCCGGCATCTCTCGTGGCCGCCAGCGACCCGTGGGCAGCAAAGCCGGAAATCACCGCCGACGTCCCGGAGCCTGTCCGCCGCGTCCTCGTCGAGTACCTGGCCGCCGCACTCCTCAGCAAAGGGGACGCCCAAGGCGTGGGCCAGACGATCACCTTCGCTCTGAAGCACGCGGGCGCCGACCTCACTGGCGACATCGAGAAGCAGATCAGCGATATCGCCCTCGGCCGCGACCCGTCCGACCCGCCGTTCTAGCCCGCACGCAGGTGGCCGCCCCCGCGGGAATCGGGGGCGGCCGGCACCCAGCACACCACACAGACCCCGAACGGAGAACCCGTGACCGCCATCGCCTTCGTCGACTGCGAGACCTCGCATCTCGACTCCACCATCGGCGACGCCTGGGAAGTCGCCGTCATCCGCCGCGACCACGACGGCGTCGAGACGGAAACCCTCTGGCACATCCGGATCGACCTCGCCCAGGCCGACCCGGAATCCCTCAAGATCGGCCGCTACAGCGAGCGCTTCGCGGTCCCGGACGGCGTCGACGCCGTTGAGCTCCGGACGTACGCGGACGGCAGCACGCTCCGCGAGCACCTCACCCACCAGCACGTCCGTGACGCGATCGGGGAACTCCTTGCGGGTGCGGTACTGGTCGGCTCGAACCCGGGCTTCGACGACCGGTTCCTCCGCAAGCTCCTCGGCGCCGCACCGTGGCACTACCGGCCGGTCGACATCGCCACCCTCGCGGCGGGCTCGCAGCTCGGTACGGCTCGCGCGCTGCGGTCGTTCGGCGGTGAGCTGCGGGAGTCGGATCTGCCGTCGCTGCCGTTCTCCTCGCGCGGACTATCTCGCTGGCTGGGTGTTGAACCGCCCGACTCGGAGGCCGCGCACACGGCGCTGGGTGACGCGCGGTGGGCCCGCGACGTATGGGACGCGGCCTGGAACGGGGGCCAGTCGTGAGGATCTCCCGCCGCGAGCTTGAGGCCCGCAACCGCAGACAGGCCAGACGGATCGACGGGCTGATCGCCGAACGTGACGACGCGCTGGAGGGGCAGACGGCGTGCGCGTCCCAACTGGAGCGCGCCATGGGCGAACTGTCCCGCGCGAAAGACGTCATCGCCCTCCACATGGTCGCGGCCGGCCACCCCAGCACGGTTGTTCACGACGTCCGCACGTTCGCTGAAGCCCTGCGTGAAGCGCTCTCCGCGAACCGCGTGGATCTGACGTTGGAGCTCGCCCGCCTTGAGGGGAGAGCGCTGTGAACGACTACATCACCGCCCTGACAGGCGCCGGAGTGTGGGTCGCAGTGGGTGTGACCGTGTTCGCCCGCCTGTGGGTGACGGCGCCCGTCGAGGACGTCGCGCCGACCGAGCCTGTGGTGTCTGGCCGTCACCGCCGTACGTGCGCCGCGGACATGGTCGCCGAGCTGGTGCCGTTCGAAGAGCTGATGGCGTACGAGGACGAGTTCGCCCACCCGCAGGACACGGACCCGCCGCGGACCTGGCAGTGGTGCCCGAATGACTTCCGCTATGAGTCCGGCGCCCTGTACCCGGACGGCTGGATCTGCGGCCACTGTTCCGAGCTCGCGCCGGTCGACAGCGTCACCGCGGGCCTGGGTGATGCCGCGTGAGTACCGCGACCATCGCGAACATCTGCGTCGTCTTCGCCCTCCTCGGCGCGGCCGGGACTATCACCCGCTGGCTGTCACGCCGGGCCCGCGCCGCCGCAGTACGACGCGACCGGTTCATCCGCGAAACCCACGAGCGCGCCCGTACGGCCGCCGTCCTCGACCCGCTCACCCTCGCCCGCGAACCCATCACCCCCGCCGGACCACCGCTGCCCATCGACGTCACCGCACACCTCGTCGCGTACGTCCTCGACCACCCAGACCTCGCCGACGCCTTCGCCCGCCTCGACCGAGCCATCCGCGAACAGACCAAGGGGGAACAGCAGTGACCACCCTTTTCGAGGCTGAGGTTCCGGTCGCCACCACGGCGGCCGGACCCCGGCCCTTGCGAGTCCTCGGACTCGACCTCAGCCTCACCGCCACCGGCGTCTGCCTCACCGACGGCCACACCCTCACCATCAAGACCCGCCAGAAGGACGGCGACCAGCGCCTCGTCTACATCGCCGACGCCATCACCAGCATGATCGGCGACGGCAGCACCGTCGATGTCGCCGTCATCGAAGATCTGCCCAAACACGCCATGGCTGCCGGCATCACGGGCATGGTGCACGGTGTCGCGCGGGCCGCCCTGCTGCGGGCGGGCATCCCGTACGCGCTGGTCGTCCCGGCCACGCTGAAGGCGTTCGCGACAGGCAAGGGCGCGGGCGACAAGACGCCGATGGCGATCGCCGCACTCAAGCGCGCTGGCCGGGAGTTCGGCGACGACAACCAGTGCGACGCCTGGTGGCTGCGCACGGCAGGTCTCGACCACTACGGGCAGGCGGAGTTCACCCTCCCGCAGGTACAGCGCGACCGGCTCACCAAGGTCGTATGGCCCCACCTCGCGGAGGTGGCCGCGCCGTGAGCCTCCCCCTGCCGCCCCACGGCACCTACAGCAGCGCCGTCGTCCACCGCTGCACCTGCCCGACCTGCCACAGCTACCGGCGCCGGCGCGCATACGACCGCGCCAACGGCAAAACCGGCCGCACCGACGCCACCCAACCCCGCGCCCACCTCGAACGGCTCGTCGCCCGCGGCTGGTCACAAGACCAGATCGCCGCAGCAGCCGGCCTCAACCAGGCCACCATCTCCATCATCCTCGCCCGGCAGTACGCGGGAGTCCGCCGCTCCACCGCCGCCGCCATCCTCGACATCCGCCTCGACCAGGACCCGCCCATCCCGCGCGGATTCATCGACGCCACCGGAACGAGCCGGCGCCTCCAAGCACTCATGGTCCTCGGCCACGCCCTCCCGGACATCGCAGACCAGATCGGGGTCAGCAAAAGCAACCTCCACGACCTGGCGGAAGGCCGCTGGAAGACCGTCCGGACTGCCACCGCAGGGAAAGTGGCGCGCGTCTACCGCAAGCTGTCGACCCTCCCCGCACCCCCGGACCGGATCGCCGAGCTGGCCCGCAACGAGGCCATGGCGCGCGGCTGGCACGGGCCGATGGCGTGGGACAACATCGACGACCCGGCCTGTCAGCCCGACGAGGACAGGCCCGCAGCACCGCAGCATGTTCACGCCGACGACGTCACCGAGCTGGCTGCGCGCGGCCTGGACGACGAAGAGATCGGCCGGCGCCTGCGAGTGTCGGCGCGGACGATCCTCCGCGCCCGCACCGCGCACGGCATCCCCGCGGGGGTGGCCGCATGAGCTGGCTCAAGGATGCGGCGTGCCGGGGCCGCAGCGACGAGATGTTCCCCGACAACAGTGAGGCCGGCATCGCCCACGCCAAAGCCATCTGCCGGCCGTGCCCGGTCCAAGTCGAGTGCGTCCTCGACGCGCTCCGTACCGGCGACAACGAGTACGGCATCCGCGGCGGACTCAAGCCGTGCGAACGCCGCGCGCTCGCGGGCGGCGGCAAACCAAAGCGTCCGGCGCCAAGGCAGCCCCGGCCGGCCGCCTTGGCGGAAGCCTTCCTGCGTCGCACCTCTCGCACCGCCGAGGGCCACCTCGTCTGGCATGGCACCGTGCACATCAAGTTCGGCGGCGTCCAGTACACGGCGTTGCAGGCGGCGTTCATCATCGGTCACGGCCGGGAGCCTCAGGGGCGGGTCCTGCGTACGTGCGGCGTCGACTGCTTCCTCTCTGACCATCTCACCGACAAGCACATTCGCGACTCGGAAGCCCATTGCGGGACACGAGCCGGGTATCGGCGGCACCGCAAAGACGGTGAGGCCGCGTGCGACCGATGCCGCCGGGCGAACACGGATGCGGACAACCGGCTACGGCGCACGGGCACGACCAAGGCCCTCGTGTGACCGGCCGCGAGTGCACGCACTGGATCGGGCAGGAACGGCGCCGCTGCCGGACCGCCGACGGTGTGCGCCTGTACCTGACCGGCTTGTGCTGCCCGGCCCACACGCCGGCCGCGCTCGCCGGACTACCCGAACCGCAGCCCGGGCCCGGCATGCCGGCCGCCGCGTGGACGACTCCGTCTCCGATCAACGACTCCCGAGTAGCGGACGCCCGCGCGGTCGCTTCGGGGAAACGCCGCTCCACCTCGGCTACCTACCGCGCTGCTCAGGCCGCAGTCCAGCAGAAGGGCACCCCATGAAGCACGCCACCCCCAGCCTCCTCTTCGGGGCGACTGCCGCAGCTGTCGCGTACGCGTCCGGCGCCCCCGTGTGGGGGACGGCCGTCGCGGGCGTGCTGGTCACGGTCGGGGTGTGGGCTCTCGCGTACGCACTCGGCCGCCACTGACCAACCGAATCGGCGGCCGGCCAGCACCCCCATGCACCGGCTGCCGCCGGGGCCCGCGACTTCCCCCCGAGCGCGGGCCCCGGCCCCAACCGCAACACCAACCAGAAAGGCACCAACCGCACATGAGCACCCAGCACGACATCGAGCCCGGCGCCGACACCGAACGCGCAGACATCGCCGCCTTCCTCGCAAGCCACCTCAACGGCCGCACCGCCGAAGAACTCTCCACCGAATTCCACGGCCTCCTCGACGCCGTCCGCGCCCACGGCAAGAAGGGCGAACTCCGCATCACCATCGTCGTCGACCCCCCGGCGA